ACGATACAGAAGATAACGAAGACTATGATATAGTTAGTAACTTATCTTGTCCTAAATGTCATTCAGAAGTAGATGTTTGGCATCCATCAAAAAAACTAATAAAGGAGTACAAAGATCATGAATGATAAACTGTTTAGAACGCTTCTAAAGAGATATGATGCTGTTATAGAAGACGCGTTAATGAAAATAGATATAATTAGTGAACAGATGCTGGTTATACCAGAACATATAGATATTACAGGTGAGGTTGACAAACTGTTACAGATTGTTGCTGAAGCTGAAGATAAGTTGTCTGCATTGCGTCAACATTATGGCAAGAATAAGGCAGATAAGACAATTTTATAGCCAGTGTATATGTATGGGAAAAGAAATAAAAATAAAAAAAAAAACTACACTAGAAAAAGTGTCTTTTGTGTCACTTTGATTATAAGTGTTGGTATACATAGCTAATGTCTGCCAAATTATGGTTTTAAAAAGTGTCATGTGACAGATTATAATGTCACATTACTAAATATTACAGATTGCCTATGCGCGCGCGATACTAAATTCTGGTAAAACTGATTTTTTTTAGATACATATATAGATATGAAAAAAAGGAAGCTCAAAAAATTAATACCTCTTAAAACTAAAACTCTTGGTAAAGACATATCAAAATATCCTTTTGTAGAAATAAGGTGGGTTGATATCGAAGGTGATGACGGCTGGAGTAGTTTGTCTTCATTGGATAAAGACAAGTTACCGGTTGCGGTATCTAAAGGTTACTTACTTAGTCAAAGAAAAGGTGTTACCAGAATATTTAGAGATTATATTGAAAGTAAAGACACAAATACTTTTGAAGACATTGGTAGCACTGTCATTATTCCAACTTCTGTGATTGTATCTATTAAAAAGATTAATTTAAACTAGATATTTTTTTGATCTTAGGAGTCTTCTTATTGGGAATGTCTTCAGATTGACCTTCAACAACATCTGTATTTAATAAAGACCCATAGTCTTCAAGAATTTGCTTCATCTTAGCTGTTAATTGCTCTTCAGTCATGTCTTCTAACTTACCTGTTTTAATAATCTTACGATCTATATACAACCCCGCGGCCTTACCTCTATTTGTTTCAGCGTTTACAGCGGCTGAGAAAGAACTTTTTTTCAAAGCCAGTTGTTTAATTCTATCTAGTTCGGCAATGTGTTTAGAATAACTTACCTCATGTTTTTGTAATCGTTCATCATGTAATTTACCTATGTATTGAACCACCAAAGGTGACAACCTGGGGTTAGTAAGTTCACTACCTTCAACACGTGATCTCTTAGGTGAATAGCCTGCTTGCTCTGCTGCTTCTGATTTTGACAATGGTCCATCTGGCCCACCAAATACCAAAAGCTCCGCAAATCTTCTTTGCATTTCTGTTAATCTTTTTGGAACTCCCATATTGACTTTTTAAGGTAATCATCCTATATTGTCAAGGTATGAAAGATGAAGACAAAACATTTGAAAATGAAAGAAAACATATGAATGAACCAGTAGAAGATAGAGGCGCGTTAGATTTAACGTATCTTATTGAAGAACATAAAAAAGAAATTTGGGAATACAAACAAAAAGAAGCCGACTGGATTAAAACAGATAATATACTACAAGGCTCAAAGAAAATAATTAATGAGTTAAGTTCTAAACTAGTAGAACAAACTAGAGTTATATCTAATCTTAATTATAGAATTGTTGAATTAGAAAAACAACTTGCAGAAAAAAACAAATGAGAGTAAGAGACCTACAAGAATTTTTAGCAACCTTTACTGCAAAAGACAAGAGCGTTACAAAGCAAGGTAATGCCATAAGTGATGCGGTAATTTTTGTTGACATCAACGGCTACCTTGAAGAAATTAGAAAAATGGAAGTATACGAAAACAATCAAACAATTTTTGGAGCAACCAAAAACCATCATTCTCATAGATTGGTGATGAAAACTAAACGAGATCAGAAGATAATTTTGCCTGATAAATTACACGATTCAATAGTGTAATGCATGGCGTTGTTACCTCAATAAAGACATGGGTCCAGAGGCTAAATTTTACCAACAGATTAAAAGAAATTTTAAACAGTTTTCGCTTATTCGACTGGAGAATTCCAGCTTACTTGGCACTCCTGATCTATTGGTCTATAATACTTCTGGGCACTTTCTCACTATCGAATTAAAGGTAAGTCGAGGTAATACTTTAAAATTTAGTAGCCACCAAATAGCGTTCCATTCACGCCATAAAAAAAACACATTTATCATGGCCAAGGCCCTTGGTCCTTGTGCCCCTAATACTTATTCATTGTACCGTGGTTCAAGAATCAGGGAGCTTGCTGCTTCCGGCTTGCGCCTCCCAGCTTGCGCTTGTGGGCTTGAGGATGCCCGCTTGTTGCTCGAACAAGTCGGCTCATAGGCTTGAGCCTTCGAGCTTGAGCTTGCGCCCTAAATCGGGCCGCGCTCGCGCCCGTGTTCCAAAATTTAACGGCCATTTAATTTATTTATATAGATCGCTATCAAGGTTCATAATGTCCGCAAGTTCCGCGGCCATGTCGCCGCTGTCATCTAAATCACTGAGACTTAAACCAATCGCGGCCGCCTGGCTTGCGCCTGCTTTTGCTTCCTCAGTCCAGCCCTCGGGCGGTGCATTGTCTTTATTAACTTTTTTTACTAGCTTTCTTAATGTTGTTTTTGTCATTGCTTCCTTATTGTTAGTGTTTACCGTAACTTACATTGCTTGAGCCTCTATTCCAACACGCGCGGCAATCCCCGCAAGTGTTGTTTTGTGACGGTGCTGGGCAGCTCGCGCCGCCCTTACTTGTTACCGTTGACGTCCACGGCCAAAATTTTACGGCCGCTTGATCAATCATATGCGAGGACATACGAATTATTAAATTTTTTGGGACTTCCTCCGGTTTAATTTGTTTTAAGAATTGGGCCTCACGCGTTGGCATCCAGTGCTGAATATCAGGGGTTAACCTGCACACTTCAAAAATTTTGTTTAAATGGTCCATTGATTGGATGTCTCCGGCGTCATGCCACCTGAAAAACTTTTGACGTTTTATTTGTGTAACCATAGCTTCAACCCATAATGGATTAGTTAAGCTTTTTAATCTTACATATTGGGCCACTTTAATTGCTGAGTATCGAACGTAGTTACCTTTTAAGGCGTAACAGCTGGCGCAAACTGAGTTTTTGATCTTACGTAACTTTGAACCCGTTTTGCACTCCCACGCTGGCAGGCTGTAACTCAGGCCCGGCATTTTGCTTGTACGTGTTAAGCTTCCTGTAATTGCTTTTGCTTCTTTTATATTCATACTTCCTCGCTTTCTAAATGTATCCTATATTATCTTATAACTATTGTCAAGCGTTGCTTGTGGCTTGTGGTCCGCTTGAGGATTGGCCCAAAGTTTATAAGGCGGCCCGCAAGGGGCGGCAATTTTTAACAGTGGGCCCTTAGGATTTCTATTTATAGTCTAGCTATCCCCGAACTTCGACTTTACTTGATCAGTTGTCAGCTAAAAGCTGAGCGGGTAACCCCGTCCAACTGATCCCAGGTCCAATGTTGGATTAACTCGAGTTAGCTTACCACATATGGACCAGGGATCAGCAGTCTTTTAAACTGTGACCGCTACCGCAATCATAAACGCGATAAAAAGAACCACGAACCCGGAACCAATGACCGCAAGGCATTTAATATTATATGCATTTTGCACGGCCTTAACTCTGGTTGATTGCACTAAACTATTATGTTTATCAATTATGTTTATTATCTTTTTTTCTGTATCAGTCATTATTATTTATTACTCCCAAGCGACCAAAGTTTCCCCGATATGTCATTTGGCTTTCTTAACTCAATTTTCTTGAGTTGTTTATCAATCAATACTAATGTTTCCTCAGCGTCTGTAATTTGAGAATTTAACAGAAGCTTATATGATAGCAGTTCAACTTCTGAAGCTAACGGCGTCTTTATATATTTATTTATGTTCATTTTTTTCCTCGGTTATTGTTTAACATATATCATTTATAACATAGGACAATTATTAAACAAGATATTTATTTACATTAAAGTGAAATAAACTTCTTGACTTATCCCAAATTATCCTATATACTTGGACGGTGGCTGGGGATGGTGGTATATATTGTAAAAGCGTTCCGCGACCGCTCCCGCCCCGCACCCCACCCCCCCCCAGGCTCAAGGCCCGTGCACCCTGTGGTTGTATGCAGTAATCGCAGCAACTATAAGTTGTATGCAGTATATGCATGTAGCTATATGATGTGTGTCAAGAAAAAAATGCACACTACATATAGTAGTAATATATATGCAACACTGTGACATATATATCACACGCCGTGTACACGTACAGGTTGTGCGGCCGCGCTCGCGCCCGCCCGGCTGGGGGGCCCTGCGGGCCCACTAACAAAATACAACTACAGGTTGTGCGTATATGTAAACCAATAGAGGTACCAGACGCGACCCAAACAAACGCGCGCGCTCAGTAAGCGATACACCTAAATAATAAAAGGGGTCCCACTACTCTGGGTTATATAGCTTGTTTTAGACAGTTAAGGGTGTTAAAAAACTTATTGAACATTCGAAAGAGTGCAAAAAATTTTAAAAAAATTTTAATGGATTTAAATAACATAGATATAAGTAAGCTTCCTGCTGAAATAAGAAAAGAACTATTACAACTACAAGTAATGGTTGCAGAAAAAAAAATAAAAAATAA